CTACGCATACGATGACCAGGCGCACACGTCAACGCCGTAATGATGAAAACCGGTGTCCGGTTCGAAACCGACATACCTGCGCGCCGTGATAGCCAACCCGGCTTCGAGTAGCGCGGCGGTGAGTCGGTCACGTTCGGCGAGGTAGTTGCCTTTGGTGAATAGGTTGAGGCGGACTTCCTCGACTTCGACGCCGGGGGTATTGTCGGCGAACACGTCAAACAGGTCAGCCAAAGGCGTGGCAACCAAGTACGTGTCCGGCACGGGTGTGGCCGTATAGAGACCGACCGCGATCGGCGAGCCAAGTCGATCAGCGACGGCGGTAATGCGTTCCAGGAGTGCGGTCATGGTGCTACCTGATTCATTCGCGCAGTCAGTGTTTGTTTCATTGCCTCTGTTGCGGGTCGGCGGGTTTGGGAGCGTGTGGGTGCAAGGAACGGCCTGGCGGGCTGGTTGGAGCGGCCCTGTTCGAGAACGTTGGCGATCAGGGCGTTCGACCGTCCGTCCCGGCGGTTTTCAGCGAACCCGATCTTCAGGTTGTGCTCACCTTTCGAGTTCACCCGCACAGCCGTCGTGCCGAGCGCGCCGAGGAGTTGCCCGGTGGAACGCGATGGGGTTGCTCCTTGGCCGATCGCGGCGGTGAGATTGGCCCGCAGGCGGGGCTCAACCACGCCAGCACCAACGTTGAGTACCTCGTCGGCGGCTGCGTCGAGCAGCGCGGACGCGGCCTGCAAAGCGTCGATGAAGTTGTTGGGGAGTTGAATGTGAACCCGTGCCATCACGTTTCCTTGTGTCGAGGGAAGTTTTAGACTTGAATCAAGAGTTACGGAAATTGAGCTGCGGTTATTGAAGGGATGGCATCTATGTCGATTGAGCAGGTTGCCTTCGCGATTCCCGCGCGCATCGAGGCTGGACTGGCTACTGGCGAGCTGGTTCGGTACGGAGGCGTCGTACGAGATGGTGCGGGCCACATCGTGATGCATTTGAAGGAAGTCCCTACTCCGCAGTTCGACAAGGCACTCGCTTCAGCCCGTGCGTTCGCCAAGGCGAACAAGACAACGTTGATTGTCGGGACTGTGGCTACCGCCGCCATCGGAGGAACAGCGATTGCTGTTTCAACCATGAAGCGCATGAAGATCAACAAGGCCGATAGACAGTTTCAGGCTGCGATGTCGGCGTATTTCAAAGCGATCGTTGCTCAAGACATGAACGCTCAGGTCATCGACAAGCTTGACCGCTCCCTTGGAGAGCTACGAGCGCTAACTGGAAAGCCGACAACCGACCTGATCGACGGCGACGTCCTCGATTCGCTGATCGACTACAGCCGCAACTTCATCGTCCACAATGCACCGGCCCGGCTCGAGCAAATTGAACCCGCTCAGTTGGTGAGCTTGGAGAGCTACCTTGCCGAGCAGAAGAAGATCTTCGACCAAGAGAGCTAGGCATTTCCTTCTGGCGCGTTTTGGTGAGCGACGATTTCGACATAGCGGCCGATCACTTCGACCGTGTCAATCACGAAACGGCCATCGTGAGTGGCGATCTCCATCGACTCGCTCACCTCGAGGCCGGGCATGGCGCGGATGCGGAATAGGACGGTGGCGTTGGTGTAGGCTGCGCGGTTTACCCACGCGCTCGTGGTGTGCCGGGTCTCCCGATACGCGATACGCCCGCACCGTCGCCACAATCCGATCTGACGTCGACGTGAACCCGGCCTTATCCCGCACCGTCACCGGCGCGATCACGTCGATGTGCTCGCGCATGGAACCAATCCCAGCCATCGCTCTTCACACATTCCATTCGCGGTCGAGTCGGAGCAGATTGTTGACCGCGTTCCACACGGCTTTCGCCGCCTCCGGCATATCTGCCCAGAATCCGGCGGTCGATCCGTCACGGGATTCATAGAAATGCGTCGCCAGCAACACGATCGCCTGACGTGTCGTCCCCGACATCGGGTGATCCTCGTAGTAGCCGTCGGGTAGGTGTTGGTAGGCAACCGCGTAGGAGGTGGCAGCCCCCACCAGCGAGCCGATCAAGGCGTCGTCTTCATCGTGGGTGAGGATCAGATTCGCCGTCACGAGCTCCACCAGTTCGGCGGGCAGTGTTGGTGTGGCCATCGGGGCTGCCACCTCCTCTCTCAGTGGGTCAACGGGTCAGTGTTTAGGCGGTTGCTTTCTGGGTCAGCACCTTCACCGCTTCGGGTAGGACGAGCTTGCCGTCGAGGCGTTGGGAGGCTAGGAACCCGACTTGACCGCTGGTGGCGAATAGTTCGTTCAGGCGCTTAAACGAGCGTCCCTGCCGGTCGGCGATCCAGTAATAACCAAGGTCACCGAACGCGACTGTCTTCGCCGATGCTTTGATCTCGGGCACGAACGCCGAGGCGTGAACCGGTTTGCCGAGGATCATGTCCGGCGCTCCGGCGGTCAGGGCGGGTTGCCACAAGTATTGGCCTTGGGCGTCCTTGAGCTTGCGCACGGTTTTCACCGTCGCGTCGTTCATCAGCCACACCGCGTTCTTGCGATACGGAGCCCGCAGACGGTAGTGCAGGTCGATGAGATCATCCGCCGTGATGTCGGTCGGCTTGGCGGTGGTGATGCCTGCTTGGCCGCCGCCAGCAGTGAAGATGCCGGTTGGTTGCCCTGTGCCACTACCGACGAGGAAGGCTTCTTCTTCGGCTGCGCCGATCCGGCGAGCAAACTCCGAGGCCAAATATGCCTCGACGTCGAAGGCCGCGTCATTGAGCAGTTCCTCGCTGATTTTGAGGAAGGTGCCGAGCTTAAACGCGCTCAAAGTGATCTGGGAGAAGACTACGTCGGATTCGGTGTAGGGCTTTCCTTCGTCGAGCCAGCCTGCGGTGCCGTGGGTGGAGACGACCGGGATCTTTCGATCCCCCGAGGTGGTTTGAATAACCTTCGCCAAACCGCGCATGACGTTCTGGTCAGCCAGGGATTGGACGAGGGTGCGTTCGAACCCGTCCGGCACCAAATAGCCGCCCTCGGTGTCGACACCCTCGCTCAGGGCGTTGCGGACCTCGAGGGGTGAGGCGTTCAGGCGCATCGCATTCCAAAACGCGCGCTTGTACGAGGCGGAGGCGCGGCCGGTCTTGGTGGGTTCGGTCTCGCCGGTTTGGCCGGGCATCGACGTGAGCGGAGCATGCGTCGCCCTGGCGAGGTCAGCGTCTAGGCGTTGGGCACGCTCAGCGCGGGCGATCTCAGCAGTTAGCCGCTCAATATCAGCTTCCATCCGCGCATAGGTCTGGTCATCCTCAGCGGACAGGCAGCCGGTGGTGGTGTCGCGGCGTTCATCGAGAAAGACCTTCGCCTTCTCCCAGGTCTCGGCACGCTTGGTGCGCAGGTCAGAAATAGTCATCGTGGACATGAAAGTGTTCTCCTTTAGGGTTAGTGGGCTTGATTAGTCAGGGCGGCATACAGGTCGACCACCCGCCGACCCACAGGAGCAGTGGACGGCTGCGTCCCAGGTGGTGGGGTGGGTGGACGGTGATCGGCGAGATGGGCGACGAGACGCTGCTCGGCAGGTTTACGGGCATACACAACTCCACCAGCAGAAGCGCGTAGCAGGGTGATATTGCCGATCTTCTTCGGTCTGCCGGGTTGGAAAGGCGCGTCCGGCTCATCCTCATCCGGTTCGTCGACGTCTGACTCTTCGGTGGGGTCGTCGTCCTCATCAGGATCGTCTTCGTCGGGCTTGGCGTTGCGGGTGAGGTACTCGTCAGCGAACCCCATCGCGATGGCAGCCCGCGCGTCCATCCAGGTCTCAGCATCCATCAACTTCGCCAACTTCGCCCGGCTCATCCCGGTCCTCAACTCATAGGCGTTAATGATGCTGTCCTTGACGGCGGCGAGCATGTCGACCGCACGCCCCAGCTCCTCGGCATCCCCGATCGCGAGCGTGGCGGGGTTGTGGATCATCAACATGCTCACTGGGCTCATGGCCACGACAGATCCGGCCATCGCGATCACGGAGGCTGCTGAGGCCGCGATCCCGTCAATGCAAACGCGGACGTGACCTGAGTAGTCGATGAGCATGTTGTAGATCTGCGCGGCAGCCACCACATCACCACCCGGGGAATTGATCCACACCGTCACATCCCCACTGCCTGCGTTCAGTTCGGACGCGAACAGGGCTGGGGTGATGTCGTCCTCGAACCAGGACTCTTCGGCAACCACCCCGTTAATACGCAAAACCCGGCTGGTATCACTACCCGCCGGGTCTTCACTTGTGGGAGCAGCAGGCTCCCAGTTCCAGAACCGTTTCACCGGCTCCTCCTCTCAAAATGTTGGTCAGGTACAAGACCGCCAGTCGGAGGATCGCCCTCCGGCGGCGGCAGACCCGGTGGCGCTTCATCACTGGTCGTTGTGGTGGCGTATGCGCCTGCCATGGCAAGCGGCAGCATGTTCCCGTTCACGAGATACAGATCCCCACCCGGGTCTTCTGGGATGCGGTCGAGGTTCTCGAGGGTGCGAATGTCGTTGGCGGACATCCACCCGTTTTGCCGGGCGACCGCATACCCGTTCATCCTCGACACGTAATCGCCGCGCAGCAGCCCTTCGACGTTAAACTTCACAAACACGCCCGGTTTCTCACGTGCGCTGAGCAAGGTTTTGGTGATGGCTTGCTCCCAGCGGATCACCCACGGGTCGAGGGTGTATTTCACGAACTCGAGGCTCTGCTGCTCAATATTCGAAAACGAGCTCTTGTCGAGGTCGCCGATCATGTATGGCGGGATCCGGAAGATCCGGGCGATCTCGTTGATCTGAAACTTCCGGGTCTCCAAGAACTGGGCTTGCTCAAGTGAAACGGAGATGGGCGTGTATTTCATGCCCTCCTCAAGCACCGCCACCTTGTTGCTGTTGCGGGCACCACCAAAGGTGGCTTGCCAGGATTCGCGTACCTTGCTCGAGTCTTTGATCGTGCCCGGATGCTCCAACACCCCACCAGGAGCGGCACCGTTGGCAAAGAAACTCGCGCCGTAGTCTTCGGTGACCATCGCCATACCGATCGCGTTCTTCGCCATCACAATCGGCGAATACCCAACCAGCCCATCAAACCCGAGCCCTGGAATATGCAGCACATCGGCTGGTGTGAGGCGGACGCGTTCCCACTGACCATAAGGCTCATCGCTACTAGTTTTGTACTCGTAGTAGAGCCTTCCAGTGTCGTCTCTGCCGACACTCATGCGGTTCGGCATCAACGGATACAGCCCGATGACCTCGTCGCGGCCGTTGCGCAACACCTGGGCGTAGGCGTTACCCCACAACAACAGATGGGTCATCAACGTTTCCCGGAACACAAAACTTGTCATTTCCGGGTTCGGCTCATCATGAAGAAGCCGATAGAGACCGTGATCGGTGGCCTTGATTTTCGATCCGTCCGGCCCGGTGCGGTAGACGTGCAGCGGCAGGCCTGCGATCGCCTCGGCGAGGATACGCACGCACGAGTAGACAGCCGTCATCTGCATCGCCGAGCGTTCGGTCACGGTTCGCCCGGCTGTGGTGGGGCCGAACAAGACCGAATACTGGCCAGACAGCTGATGGTTCGTGGCTTGGCGGGCGTTAGTGCCGCGCAGCCAATCAAACAACCCCATGAGGAGGCCTTTCGGTGAGAGAATAATGCGATGAGCATAAATTTTGAAGATTTCACACGTGCTTGGAACGACGATAAGACCCTTGTGTACCCAGCAAATCCGAAAGCCGATGGTGAGCGTTGGTTCTTGCGGACTCGTCCCTCATCAGTTGGGAGATCAGCTGCCATCATAGGTATCAACCCGTCAACGGCAGTCAAGTTAGGACTACGGCGTGAAGGCTACGACGGGGATCAAACCACTGACAAGCTTCTAAAACGTTTCCATAAAGCGGATCTCGAACGCAGCACTCTTCAGCAGAATGAGCCAATCTTCGATGACCTTGTCATCGTGAATCTGATTCCTCACGTAGCTTCTAATTCGAATCTGTTTTCTGGCTGGAATCCGTGCAACGACAACCTGCAAATCATGGAGTCGATCACCACTACGAAGCAACTTTGGAACATCGTAGTTGACTCAGTTTCTGATGTGATCCTGATTTGGGGCAATCCAAATGACAAGGATTATCCGTGGAAACCTTACGTCCTGAAATCGCTAGAACCATATCTGAAATCTTTGACAACCAACAAAAAAATTTGGGCTGTTGCGTCCACTGAAGATCCGCACTATCCATATCATCCGAGATACCCGAAATGGACAAATTTACCTTTAACGCAGGTCTAAATTACCTAGAGCACCAAGAGCCCGCGCGCGTCATACACCGACGCACCCGCACTGGCGGTGCCGCCTCGGATGGCGCGGTCGAGCGCTATGATGGTGGCGACCACGCCGTCGATCTTTTCGGTGGATTTCTGTTTGTCGGGTTTGATGTTTCCCGCCGGGTCGGTGCGCACGTGAATGTTATCCACCATCCACGCCAGCACCGAGTGCCCGCCATGCGCAAGCCTACCCTCGAGCGCGAGCTTCATCAGCTCTTTGCTGGGTGGGCTCATGTCTTTGAAGCCTTGCCCGAACGGGACGACGGTGAAGCCCATACCTTCGAGGTTTTGGCTCATCTGGACGGCACCCCACCGGTCAAACGCAATCTCACGAATATCAAACCGGGTGTCGAGCTGTTCGATGTGGTGCTCAATATGCGCGTAGTGGACGACGTTGCCCTCCGTAGTTTCCAGGAAGCCTTGGGTGTGCCACAGGTCGTAGGGCACGTGATCCCGCGCGACCCGAAGCGCCAGGTTGTCCTCAGGGATCCAGAACCACGGCGCGATCCGGTATGTCTCGTCTGACCCGTAGGGTGGGAAGACGAGCACGAACGCTGTGATATCCGTCTTCGATGCGAGATCGAGGCCGCCGTAACACGGACGCCCCTCCAACTCCGCCAAGTCGACCGAGTCGTTGTTCTGGTTCCACACGTGCATCGGCATCCACCGCACCGACTGTTTCACCCACTGATTGAGGCGCAGCTGCCGAAATGTGTTCTCCTCAGCCGGGTTCTGGCGAGCCGAGTTACACGCCGCCCGTACCTTGTCGATCGGCACTGTAACCCCGAGGCTGGGGTTCGCCTTGTGCCACACCGCCTCATCCGTCCAGTCATCATCCAGATCCGCCCCGTAGATCACCGGGTAGAACGTCGGGTCGTATTTCTTGCCCGCCAGAATGTCGCGCGCTTTTTGGTGCTGCTCGTAGCAAATGCTGTGGGTGTCGGTTCCTGCGGTGGTGATCAGGAAATACAGTGGCTGGGTACGCGCATCACCCGAGCCCTTGGTCATGACGTCAAACAGGGCCCGGTTGGGTTGGGTGTGGAGCTCGTCGAACACCACGCCGGAGATGTTGAACCCGTGCTTCGAATACGCCTCAGCTGAGAGGACTTGGTAGAAAGAGTTGGTGGGCTTGTAGATAATCCGCTTCTGCGAACTCAAGATCTTCACGCGTTTTGAGAGGGCTGGTGATTGGCGCACCATGTCGGCGGCGACTTCGAACACAATGCTGGCTTGCTGCCGGTCAGCCGCACACCCGTAGACCTCGGCGGCTTGCTCCCCATCCCCGCACGTCAGCAGCAGCGCGATCGCGGCGGTCAGTTCGGACTTGCCCTGCTTCTTGGAGATCTCCACATAGACGGTGGTGAACTGGCGGTAGCCATCGGGTTTGATGGTGCCGAACAGGTCGCGCACGATCTGTTCTTGCCAACCCAGCAGCGTGAACGGTGTGCCTGCCCAGCGGCCTTTGGTGTGGCGCAGCGCCTGAATGAACGCGACAGCGAAATCCGCCTTGCGCTGGTTGTAGGTGGAGCCGTCTGCCATGAACCGGGTTGGCGTGTAACTTGCGGCCATGGTGGGTGGGCTCCTTCCTTGGGTATAAGAAAAGCCCCGGATTGTGGGGCTGGACATTGGTGAGAGCGCGGCCCCGGCCGGTGTGGTCGGGGCGGGCTCGGTCTAGTCGGTGATTGTGGTGATGCCGTTGTTTCCGGCTTTCAGGCCTGCGTCGAAGGCTTGGGTCAGGATCTGGCGCAGGCCCCAGACGCTGACCTCGTGGAAGTCGAGCTCGTCGGAGAGGCGCTGGTCGAGGGTGGGGATGTAGTCGAAACGCTCGTTGGTGATCGCGGTTAGTAACTGGTTGAGGTCCTCGCGGCTCATCGTCGTTGTCATGGCTGTTTCCCCCTTGTCGCTGTGGTTGTTTGCGTATGTACATACAGCCATAGACCCGCCACCATATCCAGTCGTCATCGGCTCATTCTCGGGGCAAAACTAGAGATCTACATCTCTTGGCTGGCGGCTCGCCCATTAGTGCACCGGCGCTGCCTGCTTGCCGCCTTCCACAACCAGGGCGATGCCCTTGGGGCTCCGGTTGTGGTGGCCCAGGTTCGGGGTTCAGCGGCTGACCTGGTCGTCGTAGGTGGTGGCCATGCCGATTGCCCAGGCGGTGGCGTGGCCTTCGTCGGTGAAGGCTTCGTCGGAGTCGGTCATGTGGATCGCGTGGTCGGTGTCGGTGCGCTTGTAGAGAGTGGCGAAATGATCGTAGGCGGCGCGCTGGTCGTTCCAGATCCGGTTGGTGGCGATCACCCAGTCGCCGAAGAGCATCGCGTGCCCCAAAATCTTATGCTCTTTGGTGATCTGCTTGAGGGTCTTGGTCTGGCTGTTCATGGCTGCTCTTCCTTTCGGCTTTCCGGCTCGTTTCGGTATATGTACAGCCATAGGTTTCGGGTTATATCCAGTCGTATTTGCCCTAGTCAGCCACTATTTTCTGCTGACTTTTACGCTTGTTGTGGGGTGCGCCAGGCGCAGTTCCCATCCAGGTTCGCCAACAGGATCCGGCGTAGTTTCTTATGCACGGGACCGATGAAACCCAAGGCGAGCAGGAAGCAGCGCATCGTGTACTTGTCGTTACCTGGCTTCGGCGGCTTGCTACTCGTCCGGGACGCAGTCTCTGCCCGTTCACACAGGGCTACAATCAACTGGATCACCACTTCGCGTACGTCCTGGCTGGGCGTGGTCGTGAACCATGGGAAGGCCACAATGTCGCCCTCGAATTCGACCGGCACTGCGGGGATGTCCAACGCTCGGGCGATCAATGCGCCTTTGGAGGCCAGCAGGGCTTCGAGGTTGGCGCGTGTGCGCTCAGTCCAGCCGGTGGTAGGCATCGTCACTGTCAACCCGACCTCGTGCGCGTCTGCCGCCGTGAAGCCCGCACGTCGGGCAGCCTCCACCATTGCCTCAGTATCGATCTCGTCTGGCAGGTGGAGGGTCCAGTTCCGGTCGAGGATGGCCTCGCCGATCTGGTAGGCAAACGTGGGCGTGCCCGCATAGGTCACGTTCACGCCCAGATGCTCGGCGATCGCGTGGGCGAGTTTCTTCCTGCCTGCCTTCTGGGGGTCGAACTCGATGGCGGTCATGCCGCCACCTTCGCATCGAACCACGAGGCCACGAACTGGAGGAAACTGTTCGGGTCGTGCTCGATCACGCGGACGACCAGCCGGGAGCCGCGTTCCCTCGCCTCACGCAGGGCCTCGTAGGTGTTGTGGACGTTGATTCCTGCTTCGATAAGTTCGGTGATTTCCAGGTGGAGTTCGCTCATGACCAGTTCCTTTCGCTCGATTCCCCAAGGGCTTGGGGTGGTTTGGTCATGTACATACAGCCATAGGTTTCGCCACTTATCCAGTGGTATTTTCCCTTCTCAGCCGCCAATATTTAGGCTGTTTTTCTCGGGGCTAGTCGCTGGTGCGGTCGACGTCTTTGACCACGTCCAGATACGCCAATTGCTTGCCGTCGCGCTTGCAGGTGATCCCAGCGGAATCGCCCGTTGCTTCGGCGTAGCGACGCAGAATCACCGAGGCGTACTTTTCGTCCAGCTCCATGCAGTAGGCGATACGGTCGGTTTCTTCGGCTGCCATGAGCGTGGAGCCCGAGCCTGCAAAGGTGTCGAGCACGATCGCATTGGCCTGGGTGGAGTTACGGATCGGGTAGGCCAACAAATCCAGCGGCTTGCTGGTTGGATGGTCGGCGTTACGGCGCGGCTTATCAAACCGCCAGATGGTGGTTTGTTTCCGGTCAGCGAACCACCTGTGTTTGCCGCCCTGCTTCCACCCAAACAGCACAGGCTCGTGCTGCCACTGATACGGCGACCTGCCGAGCACCAGCGAATCCTTCACCCAAATACAACAACCCGACAGCTTGAAGCCCGCTTCGGTGAACGCTTTGCGGAAGTTCAGGCCTTCGGTGTCGGCGTGAAACACATACGCCGACCCACCCTTCTCCAAGACTGCGTTCATGTTGGTGAACGCGGCCAGCAGGAAATCAAAGAACGCGTCGTTCTTCATCGCGTCGTTCTTGATTTTCAGGCCGCCTGCTGATTCGAAGGCGACATTGTAGGGCGGGTCAGTCAGCACCAGGTTGGCACTCTTGCCATCCATCAACGTGGCGACGTCGCCTTCGTTGGTGGCGTCCCCGCACACCAGCCGATGCCGCCCAACGGTCCAGATATCGCCACGTTCCACGAAAGACGCGGCTTCGAGAGCGGCGGTCAGGTCAAAATCGTCGTCTTCGATGTCGCAGTCGTCGAGGGAGCCGATCATGGCTTGGATTTCGGCGTCGTCGAAGCCGGTGAGCTCCACATCAAAATCACTGGCATCCAGGTCGGCTATGAGCAGTGCGAGTTTGTCCTCGTCCCACTCGCCGCTGATCTTGTTGAGCGCGACGTTGAGGGCTTTTTCGCGGGTCTCATCGAGCTCGACAACCACGCAGTCCACGTTCTTGTGGCCGAGGTCGGCGAGCACTTTCAGGCGCTGGTGGCCGCCGACAACGCGGCCGGTGGTGGTGTTGTAGATGACCGGCTCGACATAGCCGAACTCCGTGAGCGAGCGCTTGAGCTTGTCGTATTCGGGGTCGCCCGGCTGAAGATCCTTGCGCGGGTTGTAATCCGCTGGCTTGAGATCACCAATGGGTAGCTGCTTGATCAGCACGAGCCCTCACCTCCTCAAGAAGCTGGTTGACGAACAAATCCGTGTGTTCCCAGGGGTGGCCTGTGCGGCCCATGTGGCCGTAGGTGGCCAGCCCCGCGAAGACCGGGGCTCGCAGTCCGAGCGCGTCGATCATTGCCGCCGGGCGTAGCGGAAACACCACCCTGGCTGTGTCAGTGAGGAGCCAGTCGGGGTGCTGGCCAGACCCGAACGTATCGACGTAGAACACAACCGGATCGGCCTTCCCAATCGCATACGAAATGCTCACGTGGCATTCCTCAGCCAGTCCCGCGTCCACGATTGTCTTGGCGATCAGCCGCGCCATGTATGCGCCCGTCCGATCAACCTTCGAGGGATCCTTGCCCGAGAACGCGCCCCCACCATGACCCGCCAGGCCGCCATAGGTGTCAACCATGAGCTTCCTGCCCGTCAGCCCCGTGTCAGCAGCCGGGCCGCCCGTGACGAACCGGCCAGACGGATTCACCAAGATGTGGGTAGGCTCGGCACCTGGCAAGTGCTCCTCGATCGCTGGAGCAACAACCAGCTCGTTGATCTCGTACTCAAGTTCGTTGAGGTTCTTGTTTTCGTCGTGCTGAACCGAAACCACCACGGTGCTGACACCAACCGGGTTACCGATCTCGTCATAGATCACGCTGACCTGTGCCTTGCCATCCGAATGAATACCCGTGATCGTGCTCTGGGTTCGGGCGGTATCGAGTCTGCGGCAAATGTCATGCGCCAAAACGAGCGGTAGGGGCAATCGTTCGGGTGTTTCGTTGGTGGCGTAGCCGTAGACGGTGCCCTGATCACCAGCACCCTGAACAGCGTCCGACGCACTGTTGCCGGTGCGGGCTTCCAGCGAAGTGGTTACGCCCGCTGCAATGTCCGGTGACTGGCGACGCACCCACACATAGACCACGAACCGGTTCGGGTCATAACCCGCCCTTCGCAGTGCAGACCGCGCGGAGGCGCGAAGCCGGGGTTTAGCGGTGGTGGTGATCTCGCCGGTCACGATAATCCGGCGGCCTGTAGCCATCACCTCCACTGCCAGCCGCGCTTTCGGGTCGACGGCGAGGATGTCGTCCAGGATGGTGTCGGCAATCAGATCGCAGAGCTTGTCAGGATGACCAATACACACAGACTCAGCCGTTCGAACTACAGACACAGGGGCTCCCTTCCAAGAAGCACTGGAACATGAAGAAGGCCCCCTCGTCAGGGCAGGCCAAGAAAACTCAAGAAAAATGGGGCTTTAGGAGCGGGCTTTCAACAGCTGCTCCATAACCTCGTCACCCGGCGTTGTGCCGGAATAATTGGTGGTGCAGGTGGCGCGCACGATGTCGAAAATCTCGTACCAATACACATTCGCCTGCTTCCCAAAGGACTGCGACATCGCCACGAACGGGCTGGCGATCGCTGCCCCCGTGGTCGGGTGCTTACCCAGCAGACCGAACTTCGAGATCGCCTGCTCACACTGCACATAGCGCGCGAACGCCTGCGCGTACTGCTCAATCAGCCGCTTCGAGACGAACTCGGTGCATCCACGTTCATCCAGCCAGTTCCACGTCTCCCGGTACACCAGGTCCGCGCCGAGCGGTTTGCCGTCGCGCTGCTCGGCCGACAGGTATTCGCCGGGTTCTGGCATCGGCTCGCCCGCGAGCAGCGCACCATCGCCGATGTCGGTGCCGTCCAGGTCGAACACATCGAAATCTGGTGGCGTGGTGAGCCGTGTGGCGGGACGACCTACAGCGAGCTTGTCGTTCAGCGCCTCAGGTTTCGCCCCAGCGCGGACCCTGCGTCCGCCCCGGTTGGTTCCGTCACGAGCCATGCGTCCTCCAGTACGATAGGAAGTGGTGGATAAAGGTAGGTAGCCATGGGAAACGTAGTTGTAGTCTGGGAGGAAGACCTTCCCTATACTCCCTCACAGATCTGGCAAGTCGTCACGGATTTAACGAGCTGGCAATGGCGCAGCGATCTATCAGACTGCAGGATCACTGATGAACAAAGCTTTATTGAGACTCCGAAAAAGGGAAAACCTATAAGGTTTCGTATAACCCGTCTGGAACAACCTCACATCTGGGAATTCCGCATGGATTCACCAACTCTGATTGGCACATGGCAAGGCGCCTTCGAGCCGAACGAAAATGGTGGCTGCCGAGTCAAATTCACCGAAGATGTCACCCTTCGAAACAAACTAATTCCAAACTGGATAGCAAAGCGATTCCTCACTGCCTATCAAACCCAGTACTTCCGTGACCTACGAGCTGAACTTCAATCACGCTACAACTAGCCCATGTTTAACATCAGTTATCGTCACGAACGGAAGTCCCGCATATCCCCAGTCCGAGGCTTATTCCACCACTTTCGCCCCTCCTTTGCGGTGAGCGTTCCCTGCGAAGTCTGCGCGCTTGGGGGTTAATACCCTGTTTGATTCGGTCTTTTTGCGTACGGTTGGCCCCGCCCGCTGAGGAACCAAAACGCGGTAGAGATCCGGATCCCCCTACCCCTCACACAACGCCGCGAGCTTGCCCCGAGAACGGCGAACACCGTGCAGGTGGGCATCGTTGAGGGCCGCAGAACATGCCGCGCCACACAGGCTTACGCGCGTTTTCAGTAGGTGTAGACCCTTGGGGCTTGCCGCCAGCGATCATCCTCACGCGCGGTCTTGGACGAGTGGCACGGCTTACACAGCGCTTGCAAGTTGGTTTCCTCATGGGTGCCACCGCGCTCGAGCGGGATGATGTGGTCAACTTCCTGGGCAGGCGTGACGCGTCCGTTCTCCTGGCAGTGTTCACACAACGGGTGGGCTTGAATGTAGGCGTTGCGGATTTTGCGCCAGCGGTGGTCGTAGCGCTTGTTGATCTTCGGGTCACGCTGGTAGGTGCGGTACCGCTGATCTTCGCTCTTGGCGTGGGTCTCGCAGAAGCGAGTATCGGTTAGCTCGGGACAACCAGGGTGCGAGCAGGGACGTTTCGGTTTCCTCGGCACCACACCAACCTCCCACAAATACGGCAAGACCCCCAGACAAGCTTCCGAGGATTCGTCTGGGGGCCGGGACCTACTTTTCAACCACTTACAGCATGCATCAGGAAAACCCTGAAAGTCATCCCCTTTTTGCCACACTCATGCGCGCGAATTGGTTAGTCCCTGCCATACAAGAGCCGAGCGAAGCGAGCCAAGGCGCGTTGTTTCTTAGCGAACGCCGTCTTGCGTTCGACATAGAAATGCTCAGCGACTTTCACGGCCGCGTCTTCTGCGGACAGGTCATCGAGGAAGAAAGTCTCCAGCACGAGCCGGTCATCATCGCTAAGTCCTTCCCATGCCGGGTTGAACCAGTCCATGTATGCCTGCGCTTTGAGGTTGCGGGCTTTGAGAACGTCAAGGTTGTCCAGGATCGAGCACACGCGCGATTCACCAGCGTGCGGGCTGGTCGTCCGTGGCAGACCGGCGAAACTGGACGTTTTGATCGCGCAAAATCCAGTTGAGCTTCTTAGCTGATAAGCCGTAGTCCTTGGCGTTCTCGGTCGTGGTCAGCAGCGAGTCCGACTGCAACACGATGTCGTAATAGGAGATTTTCGGTGCTGACCCCAGCAAAGCCTGCTCAGCGACTAGCCGCTTGGCACGTTCGGCACGAAGCTGCACGATGGCTTGCTCTAGAAACTCGTCGTTGGCTAGTAGTTCGTCGATCGCGTACATGTCGTGGCGACGAATCGAGGGCAGCACCTCATCGAACATCCAGGCCTCGAGCTGATGTGCCTCCGGGAGTTTTTAGGACATGATAAGCCGGTAAAAGTCATCTTCGGTGATGAACCTGACCTGCTGGATACCGCCGGGGTGTCAAGGGAGTAGTGTTTCACGATCCCCTTACAGTGACGCGCCAGAGCATCTTTCGTATTGACGTATCCGAGAGCGGTGGCGACGTCGCGGCCACAGAAATAGACCGTGCCCTCTTGTTCGATGGTTCGGATAGTTCCGAAGGCATCGTTAGTGAATGCTCGGAGTGTGTTGGCAGCCATGATCGGCTCCTTCCTAGGAAGCCGACGAATAGACAACACGGAAAGTTGTGGCTTCCTACCAGGAGGGCTTCGAACACACTCGGTTTATAACCATTTACCCAATATTCAGGTAAAGTCTCGTTAGCAGCCGATCCCCACTAGCGACGTGTGTGCGCTACTCGGTGCTGTTCTGTCCCGATACAATTGGTAGTCGACAACCCTATTGCTTGTTCATACGAGCAAAATACTTGTCACCCTGACTTTAAGGAGGTGCGACTTGTCTTCACTGAATATTTATTGTGATGAAAGCACACACTTGCCCAACGATGGGCAACCGTTTATGGTTCTCGGAGCCGTTGTTTGTCCGGTTAGCCGTTCTCGGGAAGTAAACGTGAGGCTCCGGGAGATTAAGGGCAAATACGGGTTACGTCCTGAATTCGAGTTCAAATGGACCAAAGTATCTCCCTCTAAGATCGACTTTTATCTAGATGTCATCGACTATTTCTTTGATGATGACGATCTGAATTTCCGAGCTGTTATTGCCCCAAAGCAAGGACTTGACCACAGACGCTTCAACCAGACGCACGATGACTGGTATTACAAAATGATGTTTTACCTTATTCGAAACGTGCTACCTGCGCAGGATAAGGCATTCATCTACCTAGATAAGAAGGATACGAATGGTCAAAAGAAAATCGACCGTTTAGGTAACGTGATTGCTAACGCAGAATATGACTTCGACCGAAGTAACATCCGGCGATTGCAGATTGTCGAATCACACCATGTCGGGCTCTTACAACTCGCAGATTTACTCATCGGTGCGATTAATTATGCCAATCGTAACGACTCGATGAGCAAAGCAAAGCTTCGCTTAATCGCAAGAATTCGAGAACGTTCTGGCGTTAGCTTGACCCAAACAACACTTCTATCAGAAACAAAAATGAACATTTTTCGGTGGCGGGCACAGGGATGACCTTAAACGACCGCTTTCCACTCGGGCCTTTTCTCGATCAGGAAATTTCAACGATCGACGATTACATCGAGGAACTGTATCAGCTTTTCTTATCCGACCTCGTTCAGCAGCCCCTACCGTGGAAAAATGAAGGCCTGCATGTAAGCCTGTTGCGAGCGTGGAAAATGAAGCGGTGTGGTGACGATCGTGAAGCGCGATGGTGAGCATCGTGAAGCGCGTGGGTGACGATTGTGAAGCGGTTGTCACCCACGCGCTTAGTTATTGCTGAGGACTAGGACACTGTTGGTGCCAGCCTCATGTTCGGTCCGTCGACGTTGACGATTTCTGCCCCGCCGACAAGGCGGTTGAGTAGGGATTCAGCCACGACTCGATCAGGCATTGATTCGTACCAGTCTTCTGGGGCGAATTGGGAAGTGACCATGGTCGATCCTCTGCCTTCTCGTGCTGCTAGAAGATTGAACAGCTCGTTGGCGGTTTCACCACTAATTGGAGTGGTGAGAAAGTCATCGAGGACGAGCAGGTCACAGCCAACTATCTGGTTGATGAATTTCAACCGTGCGGGATCGCTGCGGTCGAGTACGGCCAGTTGGTCGGCTAGGTCTGCGGTTCGGAAGAACTTGGCTGAATAGTCCCGCTTACATGCTTCGTGTAAGAGAGCGCAGGCTAGATAGGTCTTTCCGACTGATGATTTGCCCAGGATAACGACGTTGCTGGCGTGTTCTATCCATTGACAATGCGCTAGCCGGCTAGTTAACTCACGGGTGAGGTTGCGCTTTGGTGTGTGACGGATATCAGCAGCACAAGCATCGGGCAGGGGTGTCATTGATGCCTTGAGCAGTTTTGCAAATCGTCGCTCTGCTCGAGCTGCAACCTCTTTTTCTACAGCGAAGATGATCTTGTCTGAAAACGTCCACTCATCAAAGGCACTGTCATTGGCCATACTGATAACGGTCTGGCCAAAGGCAGTCATGCGTAGCTTGGTGAAGGTTTCCATCCACGTGTCGTCTAGATGCTGACGTGGTGCGGTAGAAAAAGTCATTAGTTGTCTCCTTCTTTCATCAAAGCACTCAGTGAGAATTGCTCACGCCCGCCGAGCATGCCGCGTGATTGGGAACGCGATGACGGTGCTGGCTGTGATGGAGTTGCTGGTGCAGATTCCCGCGTGGGCGGGGCGGTTGGCCGTGTGGATTGTTCATGGCGGATGACTGCCATCATGTTCTTGACCGCGGTGTAGCTAATAGCTCGTTGGCGGTGGCCTTCATCTCCTAGAAGGCGCTGGCATGCTTGCTCGAGAATTAGTTTATTCTCTGTAGCTTTACCTAGCTTGATGATGTTGCGGGCTGGTTGAAAGCCTTGGGCTGTAATCTTTTTCGATGCCAACAACGCTTCAACAGCTTGCCGGGTATACGGCCCAATCCGGGATGCTTGGGTCACAAAGTACGACGGTGTCCATAGGTTCCTAGCCTGGGCCATCCCCGGCGGAGCGTGTTCAACATCGGTGACATAGGCACCGCGTTGGACACTGACCTGGTGACGAGCCTGAGCTTGGCCATCGGCAAAGACATCAAGGATCTGCCCACGGATACGCACATCAACACTTCGTCCCACCAGCTGGTAAGGCACCGAGTATTTCACGGTATTGATCGTGATATGCCAGTCAGGAGTGACTTTCGACTTCTTCCACACGGTATCTACCCACCCTGTTGCAGGAAGATTACCTAGTTCGTCAGATTCGAGTTCTTCGAAGATATCCTGGCGGCTACGTTGCTGATTGCGAAACGGGCGGCGATGATTAATCGCCTCAACCTGTCCGGCAACCGCGTCATTAAGGTCGTCAAGGCTGGCAAAGACCACATCGGCAAGTTTGCGAATCACCCAGTTGGTTACAATCTTGACTCCAGATTCCACATTGCCTTTTTCACGTGGGCGAACAGGATTAGTTGGAAGAGCAGCAGTGTTGTAGTGCTCGAGAAATTCCTCATACTTCGCGTTGACTCGTCGTGCGCGTTCACCTTTGGCAATCTGATTCGATGCCGTAGACGCATTATCAGGAACAACCACCTCAGTAACGCCACCGAAATACTCGAAGGCCAAGCGGTGCCCTTCCAGCCACGAGGGTTGTTTTTCATCAATGAAGCCATGGGCAAAGACCATTCCTGAATACGGCAGTGAAGCAACAAAGATATGGATCTTGCTGCGTTTAGCCGTAATCGGATCAACAACTGCCATGGTCGACCCCGCCCAATCCACCTGCATGGTATGGCCCGGCTGGTGCACAATCAGTGCGGTCACGCCTTGGGTGGCAACATGGGCAGCCACCAGCTGGCGGAAGCGCTCATAGCTATAGAACTTCAGACCACGTGGTGCTGGTTGGTCAAGATAGGTCGACCACAGCACTCGCAGTGGAGTCTTGTTCCTGCCGGTACGAGCTTTGATCACAACATCGAAATCGATACCAACGAAGTCATCAGCGACTACGAGTCGACCATCACCAATGAGATCAGTAATCGCCGAATCGTCTAACGACTCTAAAAGTTCACTGGTGATGCCATGGGAATCAATGGCTTTGCGCGCTTTGGCAATCGTGGCCTGAGCAGCACCACAGCGTTGTTGTATCTGCCGATACGAGAGCCCCTGAAGCAGGAGCTTGATAATCAACCGGTAATCAGTCACGGCTGACGTCCTTTCTAACAAGCACGCAACCGGATTGTCACGTGCTAGTAGAAATAGTTATCAGCCCACCGAAAGTGCTTCACGATCGTCACCACACCGCTTCACGATCGTCACCACCCTGCTTCAAAAAGCACGTTCCTAACATGTAAGCCTTCGTAGACATCCGGAGGTCGAAGGCCGCCACGCAGTTTTTTGGCACATTATCTCTGGAGGTTCAGGAACCGAAATTTCACGCCAGCTAGAAATGCAACGATGCATCCGCCTAAAATGGGTACGCATTCTTGTTGAGATCTTCAACACCGAATTTCCAGATGAGATTGATATTCGCTGGTGGTTAGACAACAAACGCACATCACGACCGCGCTACGTCCTCACGCGCCCAGAATTCGACTATATCGTGGTCATTGAACAGCGACTTGACTACGCGCTGCTAGTCACCGCATACTTCGCTGAACACGAACACCGCCGACAAAAGCTCAAGAAAGAGCACGACGAGTATTGGCAAAAGCAAGAGCCGCCCACTCGGTGAACGGCTCCAGATACTCCTTCAACACCTGGTTGATGAGCTGCTTTTAGCTTAGCATCATATTCGAGCTAGCGGACAAAAGTTATTGGTTTTGGGTTAGTAGTCGTTGCGGTAGGGCGTGTGGGTGTGGAGCTCGTTCCAATCGAGGCCGTTGCCCCAGCGGCGGGTGTTACGGTTGGCTCGGCGTTTAGCTGCGGCTTGCTGGTAGGCGCGTGTGATGTCGGTATTGGTGGGCATGATCCGCAGGATGTGGGCTGGGCTGGCAGGGGTCTCGGTGTGCTGGTAGCACCACCACAACACGGTCTTGACTTGGTGATCAAGACTCATCCCTCGATGGTTTCGTAGCAGGGCTCTGAGCTGGGTGTTGATCCCACCCTCGATCCGATTCGATGTCGGGGGAATGGGATCGTCTTCTATGTGGAGGGCGGGGTCGAGATAGGTAAAGAGCGTGCCCTTCTTCACCAGCGTGTTCAACGAGTTCTTCGCCTGAATCAGCCGAGCATGCGTGGGAACGAGGCGCCCGTCTGGTAGGCGGGTGCGGTCGGCGAGGAACTGTTTGTAGGTGGTGTTCCAGGTAGAGGGTGTCAAATGGTTTGTGTATGAGGATCTGATGAAAGGATTCGATTATGACCATGACACGTGATGAGAAGACCCGCCCGGCTGGCGCCGATGTTGTTGGGCAGCTGAAGGCTAACGGTGCTTTAGACGATCTATTTGCCCGCATTGATTCTGGCCAGATCGAGCTGACCGGGGATGGGGGAATGATCCCCGCACTGATCAAGGAAGCCCTGGAGCGCGGCTTGCAGGCCGAGATGACCTCACACCTGGGATATGAGCCCCGCGATCGGCAGGCTAAGGCCGAATCTGACCGGCCAATCAACGCCCGTAACGGGTCGTATACCAAGACCGTGGCTAGCGAGGTTGGCGATATTGAGCTGACCATTGCCCGGGACCGTGAAGGCTCTCTTTCACCCCCAGGTTGGTGCCCAAAGGTTCACGGCGCCTAGGTGGGCTGGATCAAATGATTATCAGCCTTCATGCCGGTTCGATGACCGCAGGCGATATTCAGCATCATCTGGCTAAGACGATCGGCACGGAGCTATCCCATGAGACGATCGCTAAAATATTACCGACACGCCCCGAGAGTCGGTCACCACCTGGCAGGAGCGGACCTGACAAGAGTTCTACCCGGTGATCTACCAGGTGCAATCCGGGTTAAGGTCCGTGACCAAGGCCGGGCGGGCTCCAAGGCTGCTCATATTCGGGGTAGGGGCCTGCATGGAGGGCATCAAGCACGTCTTGGGTATCTGGGTCCAGGACAACGAAGGGTCCTCGTTTTGGGCTTCCGTGTGCTCCCAACTAGCCAACCGGGGTATTCAAGACGTGCTGATTGTGTTGTGAGGTGCTGGTGGGCTTGCCTGAGGCTACCTTGGCCACCTGGCCCAACTCGCTAGTCCAAACCTGCACACGTTCACCTGATCCGGGCCGCGAAGTACTTCGTGGCCTACCAGGACCGCAAGGCCGTCTCGGCCTCGCTGAAGACGATCTACACCGCCAGCAGCGAGCAGGTCGCTCAAGAGGCCCTAGAGGCCTTCGCCGCCTTGGACCTGGGCCAGAAGTACCCCTTCGGCGGTAGCGACCTGGCGTAACGCCTAGGGGGGCGCAACACCGGCGTTCTTGCAGTTCCCGCCAGCCTTGCGCAAGGTTCTACACGACTAACGCTATCGAGTCACCCAGCTACCAGCTGCGTAAGGTGAGGCAGAATCGCTCTCAGTTCCCTACCGATGAGGCGGGTCTCAAGCTGTTGTGGCTAGCTATTTGCGATATTGAAGATACCCGGGCCCGCCGGTGGGCCAAGGACAAAGGCAAAGCCGCCGCAGAGCCTAAGGCGCGGGCCGACTGATCGAAGGGCAGGTGAAGGCGAACTGGAAACAGGCCCTGGCCCAACTAGCCGCGGCCTACCCCGACCGCATGAACCCCTACCTATAAAACAACCCCTTCATACACAACAAACTTGACAAGCTCGCCTGGGTGATACTGATTTTGTTGCAATCATCAGCTTTCGTTCTACTCTACCCAAGGAATACCTCAGCCGGCCCGAGTGTGCAGACAAGCTACCAAGAAGTGCTGCGACTATCCGGCTTGCTCCAGATAATCTCCTATCCTGCTCGACTATCAACGATCAAGCGGTAAGAGCTTTCGAAGATAAGCTGAACCGAACAATCAGAGGGAGATAGACCACCTGAAAAGCTCCACAACATTACTTATTATCTGGGACAATCGAAACATGGGCGAAAACAGCGACGGCACGGGCACCTTTCCCTTCAACATTCAACAGGATGATTCGGATGCCGAATTTGACTATAACGATGATGGAAGCATTCGAAGCATTCAGATTTCAACTCAGAATCTTCTGAAGAGAAAAAATAAAGTGCGGCGGGGCAACATAACAAACAAAGAAATCCGTGATGAACTCACTCGGACCAAATGGGAGATATTCCCCGCGATTGAGAACGCCAACTATTACGGAGATGTACGGCTCTCACCCATTTCAAGCGGATCTGAGGCTTCCCACTCGGGGATAACGAATGGCAATAACGCGGCATCGCACATTTCGTCCGCTGTTCAAGGCAGTGTTCTGTCTCTTCTGAAGGCAGACGAGCCCAATGACCTTGACTACCTCACCTATGGAATGACCCCTAAAGAAGCATTAAGTCAAATGCAAAGCACGGGGCGGAGCAAAATGCCTTTGTTCTTCAACGAAGAAGATATGAGCTCGATGATTGGTTCTGTAACTGTGTCTGATCTTGCTTTTGGGATTGCTGAGGGCAAAAGAAAACTGGTTGAGATGGCACAGACTCAGGTGCCGGTTTTCCCAACGGAAAGCAAGCTTTCTGATTGTATCCCTTCTATTCTGCAAAACGGATTCATCTATGGCTCCGACAGCAACAGACAAATCGTTCAAATTTACACGCTTGCTGATCTAGCAAAGCACCTTCACTCAACATCCGAAATGTTCTTGCGAGTGCAAGAGATAGAAAACTTGATACGAAGAATTCTAAGTCAGGCTACCGAAGACCAGCTGAAAAAGGCAGTAGCAAGCACCCCGGCTCTAACCGAGATTAAGAAATCAAATAATAGCGCCCCGTTATTCACGCAAGAGGATATTAGCTACGGCCTTTCCAACGAATCTGAACGTTACGTGGAAACATTAACGTTCGCTGGCTATATGAAATGCTTCAGCTCTGAAGTTGTGTGGGATAGCTGCTTCGGCAACATTAACGGACTGGACAGAGATAAATGTCTTAGCGCATTGAACGATGCTCGGTTAGCTCGCAATAAAGTGATGCACATCAGTAACGACGAAATTGTGGAAACCTTAACACCGTCCTTCGAGTGTTTGGCTGTTTGGCTCCGCAAAGCTGCTCCCGAAGAACAGCAAGAACAATAA